GAGGTGAAAGACATCAAGGGGTAGCTAGGCGGTTGATCCGTTGATCCGAGGAATCAACTTTTTTACCCTTGCTGTCCACTAAAAGGTGATTATATGATAAGGAATGTGAAGAGGAAGTATGAGAAGTATCTTTTACGGTTAGGTAATGTTGTGTCTGTTGGAATAGGTTGGAAGACTACAGCAGGTGTAAAGACAAGAGCAGAGTCAATAGTTGTAGGTGTTACGAGGAAGTTACCTGTAAGTGAACTGAGACAATCGGATGTAGTACCATTGAAATTAGATGGTGTTATGACTGATGTAGTTGAGGTTGGTATTATAAGTATACCAACAGCTATAGCTGATAGGAAGGAGAGAGTTAGACCTCTGAAGGGTGGTTATTCGATTGGGAATGTGAAGATAACTGCAGGGACACTTGGATGTATGGTGTTGAGAGATGATCAGAGGTTTATATTAAGTAATGCTCATGTACTGACACCGGATCCTATGAAGGAGGAGTTGGTTCCAAGTGAGATATTACAACCAGGACCATATGATGGTGGTACGTTGGAAAAAGATTTAGTAGGACATGTTACTGAAGCCGAAGTAATTAGACCGATTGGAATTCCTGAATGTCCAATAACGACTGGGATTGTAGGGACGCTTAATAGGTTATATGAGACGTTTGGGAGAAAGACGAGATTCGTTGCATTGTTGGAGGAAGTTGTGAATAAAATAGATGCTGCGATTGCATTAGCAACAGAACCAATAATACCGGATGTTGAGGGCATAGGTCCGCCAAGTAGACTATATGATGGTGCTTTAATGGGAAAGCCTGTTATTAAGTCAGGTCGAACGACTGGTATAACTAATGGAATTATAAGTGCTGTTGATGTAATAGCTGATGTGAATTATGGCGGGATTAAGTTCGCGAGACTTGAGGAGCAAATAATGATTGAGTCAACAGAGGTTTTTAGTCAAGGTGGGGATAGTGGATCAGTTATATTCGAGGCTGGTGGTAGTCGTAAGCTATGTGGATTGTTATTTGCAGGTAATGAAGATGGTACAATGACGTATGCGAATGATATTTATAATGTGTTTGATAGATTCAAGATTCACTTATGATAGAGGATGTGTAAAGCTGATCGGTTCAATACAATAAGGCGATATGATGACAGTTCAATTACTTGACTGTACACATTGTAAGAAGGCACTTAGGAGTGATATGGATGTTAGATACAATATGGGAGTTTATAACTGATTTTGGTAGAGGTATAGGATTAGCAATATTCTTTGGAGTCTTAGGACTGCTTGGATTCTTATACGAAACATGGTATCAAACGAATTACTTGTATGCTTATGGAATTACTATAGAGCATCTGAGGACAATGAACTTTTGGTGGCTATTAATGGAGGAAGGTCCATTATTAGGTGCATGGTTAATTTTTGTGGTACCATGGATATCGTTTCCACTAATGGTGTTCCTACCTGCAATATTCGGATTTGTCTTAGGAGTGTGGTGGGATTGAAGAGAGAGTTAGAAATGCAGGCTAATATAATAGCGAAAGATATAAACACAACTGTGATGAATGGTAGTTATAAAACTGCATTAGTCAAGATTAAGATGTTAACGCCATTACTGGAGGAATTAATTAAACATGATGGATAGTGAAGAATTTACAGTTGCATTTATTACGATGGTACTCCTTGGTGTGATTTCTGTCGGGTTGTTTGATATGGTAATGTTGGTACCAGAGGTAAGTGCAATGTTATATTTCAATCCTGCATTTTACACGGAGTGTTTGACGTATATTGTGATGACATATATAATTATTGATGCCTCAAATGTAGAGGCTGGATTGATAATAATGTGGGTACTTCTCGTGGGTCTATTAGTCGGGGAAGTTGTCTACTGGACAGTAACAACTGATCCTTGGATGATAGAGTATTTTGGTATTCAGTGGTTATTCCATATCTATTTATTCCATCCGTACACTTCGGCGTTTGCATTGTCGTTGTTTGTATCGACATTAACTGGTGCCGTTATACATATGAATAATGGGAGTGATTATTATACCATTGTTGGTAATGACAAACGTTAAGGGATTATTTATTATTGATGAAGTATTCAATAATCTACTTGGTCAATGGCCGGTAGCTAATAATCTCGGACGAGGCTTCGGAGTGGATGTAAATGAAGACAATGGTCATGTTTTTGTTGGCACTGACAAACGTGTCATTGAGTTTACTCGCTCGGGCAAAAAGGTATGGGAGTTTACATATACACCATTTGTGGATATGCATAGTGTTCAGTTTACGAATGCTGGTACAATACTTGTCGCTGAGGCTAATTGTGACACTGCGTTCGAAATCAACAAACAAAAAGGTATAGTGTGGAAATGGTGGGTTAGAGATCATTTCGAACCACCAGAGTGGTATGATGAGCAAATAGAGATTAGTCTTTCAGGTGTATCGCATTCTAGACGCTGGACGCATATGAATAATGCTTATAGGTTACCTAACGGTGATACGTTGATTACCATACATACATGGAGTGGATATCGTACTCCAAAACGGTATGGTGAGGTATTGAGAGTCAATCCATCTGGTATTGTTAAATGGCAGTGGGGTAAAGATGTCCTTAAAGGTGCACATGCAGTTAGGCCTTATAAGGATGGGTATCTTATTTGTGATACATTGAATTCTAAGATACGGTATGTGACGGAGAAAGACGGAGAGGTTACCCATATTGATTTGGTTCGTGGAAATATGGAGTATCAGGTTAGATGTATAGAACTTACGGGCAATGCATTGTTTATGTCAACGACTACGGAGTATAAGATCTTTGGTATTCTTTTAGATGATCTCAGTACTGAACTGGATTGGGAACGTATGTGGATATGGAAGATGCCAAGAATGTGTAGGCCTTATGGGTTGAAGTGGGTGAAGGAATGGAATACTGATTATACTGAGGAAGAGCAGAGGGTTGTTAGAAAACAGATGAAGGAGTTGGGATATATTGACTAAGGCTAGGATAATTATATGTCTCGAGAGTATGGATTATGATTTTCTGATGTCATGTAATGTACCGAATATTAAGGCATTAGATCCACACCCAGCTAAGTCGTGGGGTGGACATACGAGAGCATCTGTTCCTGCATTACTGGCTGGATTGATGCCAAAGTGTACTGTGAAGGGATGTACAAAGCATGGCTATTTTAGATCTGGTCCTATGGAATTAGCAAGTTTCCATAAGGAAGGTGCATTATTTTTATATATACCAAACGGATGGATTTTGGAGTTAATTGATCATTATGTGAACTCTATTCAAAGAAAGCGGTTGATGTATTGGATAAATCATTTGAAGGATCAGCCCACAAAACAAATGGTTAAGGCCCTCCAAATGAATTTAATGGGACGTAGGGAGTATCTTGCATATCTCCACGTTATGGAAACACACTCTCCATTCTTCCCAAGTAATCCTAAGTCTGAGAATAGAAGGAAGGATGCGTTGGAGGAAGTAGATAAGATGATTGAGCCATTGTTGTTTGGATATCCTGAGGCTCAAGTTATTGTTACATCTGACCATGGGTTAAAACATAATGAATGGAATGAAGGTGCATTTGATGTCTTTATTGCGACTAATAGGTAAAACTAGGTCTATTATCAATTTTGTGAAGAACAAGTTTGATGATAATGAGATTGGTATATTTTGGAGTGGAGGGAAGGACTCTACTGCTATGTTACATTTGATTGGAGAGACATGTGGGGAGATACCATGGCAGGTAGTGTATGTAAATACTGGTTATCACTTTCGGGAAACACATAACTTTATTAGTAAGCTAAGCGATACATGGCAATTTGATGTCTGTCATATCTTGGCTGAATCACCTCGTACACCTAATAATTCTACTGTGAAGGAATGTTGTTATTCAAGAAAGACATATCCGATAAAAGCTACAATTGAGGAGTTTGAATTTAAAGGTGTATTTGTTGCTATACGTAGGGACGAGCATGGTGTAAGAAATAAGGAGAGATTTATTTCTCCAAGGGATCAAGGTCTTAAATGGAACATCAAGGAGCAAGACACTGAGCTGTCCGGATGGAATATCTACTATGCAGATTATGGTGATCAATGTCATCATTTTAGGATACATCCATTGTTACATTGGAATGAAGTAGATGTATGGAATTACATTAGGGACTTTGAGATACCTGTGAATCAGTTGTATTTTTCGAAGAACGGTAAGAGATATAGGTCGTTAGGATGTAAGACTTGTACGGTTCCTATAGAGAGTAATGCAGTCACTATTGATGATATGATTAAAGAGATTAAATCTGACCGTTGGGGTGAAAGAGACGGTAGGTGGAGTAAAAAAGATATGACAATTATTTATGAGCATATGAGAGCATTAGGATATTTCTGAGGTGATAGAATGAGTAAGAAAGAAGAGGTAAGGTTTTTATCTGATGGAACAGTAGTGTTGCCTGATGGATCAGGATTCTTTGTTGCAGGAATATACACACGTAAGGATGGTATTCGATATTGGATACGATGGCTTAAGATGAAATTTTGGAGTATCTTTGGAAAGAAATGTGTATGTGGATATCGAGGGGCTATTAAGTGGAATCCGTACAATAAAGCCGTATTATGCCATAATTGTGGTAAACAGTATTAGGAGGATTGAATATGAGTCATATGATGGGTATATATTTGTACCAATGTGGAAATTGTAAGGAAATTAAGACATTCAATTATGATATCGGATCAGGTCAACCGTGTGGAATGTTATACTGTACTGGTACGTTAAATTTGAAACTTAAGATAGAACATCCCCAGGGGGTGACATGATGAGTGAAAGATCAAAAAGTCTAGACGAACTTAATACAGAAAGAATTGCAAAATTGGAACAACAGGTAAAGGATCTTCAAGGTGGTACTACAGTGGAGAATTTCAACCATACTATGGGGAAAGTGAAAACAAGAGTTACTAATACAGAGAGTGATATCGCTATCTTGAAGAGAGATTATAAGGCCTTACTAGATAAGATTGCAAACATCAAACGAGCTACAGGACTCACAGGAATTGCAAGAGCAGTTCCTAAGAAGGAGGTAACCTTACCAAAACCTGAGGTGAAGCCAAGTGGAGGAAGTAGAGTGCCCAAATTGCCAGACAAAATTTGAAGCGAATCCAAATAGGATAACTACATGTCCGAACTGTGGGAATCAGTGGTGTGAGAATTGTGACGGATAAATGTTGTGAAGTTTGTACTAAGTTAGCTGAACAGACTGCAGCAACCAACATGGCTCTTGGTATATGGGCGAGGTTTAGAGTAGTCGCCGATAATAAGAAAGCAGGATATTATAAGCATCGTGATTTTCTAGTTCATGATTCTTGCTTCTCTAAGTTTAAAGAGATATATGGTAAGATAGCAGTTAGACTACTACAAATCAAGGAGGAAGGATCTTATGGAAAACATTACTCGTAAGGGGTGGTATTATGAAGTGTTGTGAAGCGTGTGCTAAGTTGGCTGAGAGTGTTGCTAATCGTAATGCGGTGTTAGGTCAGTGGGCTAATGTAAGTACAGTTAAGGATAATGAAGAAGCAAAATATGAGAGTGTTGGAAGCTACTTAGTACATGAATCTTGTCTTGAGGGATTTAGAAGAATACATATGGATACTGTACATAGGATAATAACTATTAAGGTGAAAGGATCATGATATATAATGCTCCGATATATAAGAGATGTCCACATTGTGGTAAGTTTATACATCCAGATCAGTATGATGCTCATATAAATGCACATATGATAGAGGATGCAAAACGTAAGGGGTGATAAATTGAGTGCCTATGTCAGCTATTGGATTAATATGACTTGTGAAGATAATTCCACGAATATACCACCGATATGTGCATGTTGTGGAACACCTATATATGGTAGTAGGAGTAAGTGGATAGATGGGCTTCAATATCATATAGACTGTGATGGTTGTTAAGAGGTGATTGTGATGACTGGTGTAAAAAAATCGATTGGCATGGATTATCTACCTGACATTAAATGTCATTGTGGTGGAAAATTATTACCAATAATCTTCAAGATATTAGAGGGAGAAAGACGTGATGATATGCTCCTTATAGCAGATATTGTTTGGAAATGTAGTAAATGTAAGACGATTATAGGTAGGGAAGAGTCCTATGCGAAAACTAAGACGTCGAAGAAAAACCCCACGTAAAGCAGGTTGGGAGACATTTACGGCTTTTCAGAAGAGATGTTCGTGGAGGCAGTTTTATAATACCTGTACGAATGTAGATGCCTGCCATATGATTTGTCGTATGACAAATTGTCCGGTATATACTAAAGAACGGAGGTGGATAAATGGTGAAGTTAACAGCCCACGTTGAATTTAGAGATATCGGTATGGATAAATTAGAGTCACTACTCACTAAATTACATGGACATATATTTCATATGAAAGTAGGACGATTAGGTTCTAAAACCTACACTGGAATAGTGACAAGTATAACTGTCGAATAGGTGGTGACATGACAGAAGTTAGAAGATCTGTACAAATAGCTGAGATTGGGATATTTGCGGCACTCTATGCAGTGTTGACTTGGTTCTTGGCTCCGATTAGTTATATGGCGATACAGTTTAGGATGTCGGAGGTATTGAAGTCAGTGGTAATTAAACGGAGGCATATAATATTGGCCTTCGTGTTTGGTGTTGCATTGAGTAATGCATTTAGTCCATATGCGGGTATTTGGGAGTTTATCTGGATGCCATTCATCAATCTGATTGGTGGCTTCGTATGTTGGGTAATTGGATCGAGATTTGCATACTATGTAAATATTAGTGAAGGACGAGCGTATAATATAACAGCGATATTTGCTTGTGCAGTGTACGGTGTAATCATTGCAGGTGGAGTAGCAATTATGTTGGACTTCGTATTGGGTATACCATTTATGGTATTGATTGGACCATTAGTGATCAGTGAAGTAGTGTTGTTAATAGCTTCGGCCTTGATTGTCTTACCCTTAGTAGATAAACTACCAACTTGGAGGGAGATGATTTAACTCCCTCCCTTTTTTATTATGGAGTGATGATGATGAGTAATAATAGAAGAGTAGTAATATTATGGAGTGGTGGAATTGATTCTACTACCTTAGTATGGTGGGCAAAAAAGAAAGGAATGGATGTTCGTACTCTGACTATTTATTATGGTCAGAAACATACTAAGGAAACTTCCTTCGTAGCGAAGCTTACAGAGAAATTTAGGATTGATAATAAGACTGTGGATTTAGGAGCAATCCAGCCTCTTATTGATTATGGTGCACTAACTGGTACTGCTAATGTACCACAAGGTACGTATGATGAGAAGACCCAAAGAGTTACTATTGTTCCAAATAGGAATATGATATTATTAGCCATTGCCGCTGGGTATGCTATAACATTGGGATCGTCGGTTATATTATATGCGGCTCACAGGAATGATCGTAGTATATATCCAGATTGTAGACCAGTGTTTGTTAATGCCATGAATGCTGCAATAGAAGCGGGGAATGTTTGGAGTCCCGTGGAGATATGGGCTCCTTTTATTGATTATTCGAAGACTGAGATTGTAACGTTAGGTTTGAAATTAGATGTTCCATATGAGGATACTTGGAGTTGTTATGAAGGTGGAAGGAAGCCTTGTGGTAAATGTGGGACTTGTTTGGAGAGAACGGAAGCCTTTATGAACAATGTGGCTAATGACCCAGCATTGAACCCCAAGGATTGGATTAAGTTTATGGGGTATTATAAGGATGCCAGAATTAGTGACGGTAACAAAACATAGTTTGATAAAATTGATCGAAGAGTATAATGATCACACATTAGGTAATGCTGTCACTACTAAGTCCTTCGCATGGTACTTAAAGAAGAAACAGATAATCTTACCTTCACAGAAGTTAAGGTTTGTTCACGAATGTTTGAAGAAATTGGAGAAGTGGGGTATAATCACTCCTATTAATAGAAGACAGTATGTATGGGGGATTAAACCAAAATGGAAACGACCGAAGAAAGATTTAATATTATCACTTCTGCGACAACAGTAGATAAGAAGACAACCTATGATTGGTTGTTCCTTAGGAATGAGAAGGGAAGAAAGGTTCTAAGGATTACTGGTAGGAAGTCGTATTTTTATGTGGAAGGTGATGGAGCATATAAGTCTTTATTTGGTCAGAGTTTGAAGAGATTGGTTTATAATAACCCAGGTGGGGTCTTAACGAATAGAAAGGATTATAATAGACATTATGAGGCTAATATTGAACATCATATGAGAATAAGGATAGACGAGGATTTAAAGTATGGTGTGAAGTTAATTGGTGATAGGATTGAATCTTGTGAGCCAATAGATGTATTACCAACTATGTTTTTCATAGACCTGGAGGTAGAATCTCCCCCAGAGATTTTTCCGCTACCAAGGAAGGCAGATTACCCAATAGTGAATATTGGAACTATTCATGGCAATAAGGCTGTGATGTATGCGTTAGAAGGTAGTGAAGAAGGTAGGCATCAAGGGGTTAGAGGGAAGAATGTAGAGGTTATAGTTTTTAATGATGAAAGGAATATGTTGGAGTATTTCTTGGAATATTTTATAGAATGTGATCCAGATGAGATTACAGGCTGGCATGCTGAAGGGTTTGATGTTTTATATTTATTGAGGAGAATGCAGAAGTTAGGAGTACCTTATAGGAGAATATCTCCTATTGGGAAAGTTAGGTTTAAATTGATTAAAGATCAACTGAGGGTCAATATTCTCGGTAGGGTTATATTGGATACTCTCTCAGCGTTTCAGAAGATACATAGTCCATTTCATGGACGACTACCGAGTTATAGGTTATCGTATGTACATGCTTATTTATTCAAACATGATGAGCGAGAGGATTTTGGTGATAGGATTAAATATTTGAGAGATAATGAGAAGTATGAACAAGTTGCAGATTATTGTACGCAGGATGTTGTTGATACGTTAGAGATATTTGAAGAAGTAGACGTGATGAGGTATTTTGAGAATATTAGGAAGATTGTAGGCTGTAGGGTGGAGGATATACTTTCTAATAAGAGAGTAGTTGATGTATTATCTTTAAGACAGGCTAAGGAAGATAATGTGGTATTACCGAGTGTGAGTTATACCACTGCTGTTGAGAAAGTCTTGGGAGGTAAGGTATTAGAACCTACAGTAGGATTACACAGATATGTTGCTGTTTATGACCTGAAGGCGTTGTATCCAGCTATTATTATGGCTAAGAATATTTCTCCAGAGATGATATTACCAGATAGGACTTTTAGGAAAGATGAAGTTGGGTTTATTCCTAAGATTATGAAGAAGCTTATTGTTGTAAGGCAGGCTGTTCAGACAGAAATGAAAAAGCATAAACCTAAGAGTGATGTCTGGAATAAGTTGTATGCAGAACAGTTTGCGTTAAAGTTCTTAGTGAATTCAATTTATGGTGTGTTAGGTCATGAGTCATACAGATTGTATGATCCTAGAGTGGCTAATGCAATTACTCTAGAGGGTAGGACTTTAGTTTTGAAGTTGAGAGATTTATGTGAGGAAAAAGGATTTGTAGTATTGTATGGAGATACAGATTCTATATTCGTTGCTGTGAATACAGCAGAAGAAGCAGTTTATTTGGAAGTAGAGATTAATAAGTTCCTAGCGGTTTATTCTAAGGAGTTAGGAGCTGAATATCCGATGATTGTAGAGTTTGAGAAGTATTACAAGACCTTAGTTTTTAAGAAAAAAGTGAAGAGAACGAAAAGGCGGGCTAAACGAGCTATTGCTGGAGCTAAGAAGATTTATAGTGGATATATGTTGTTACGAAGTGGTAAGTCAGTGGATCCTGAAAGAGCATTGGATGTTGTTGGAGCTAAGAAGTCAAGTACGGCATTATTGACTCAGAAGGTATTAGAAGGTGTACAGAGGGCAATATTAATTGAAGAGGATGTAAAAAAGGCTTTGGATATTGTAAAGGAAGCTTGGGATAATTTTGAAGACTATCCATTAGAGGAGATTGGGATACCTAGAAGTATAAGGGCTACGAGAGAGGATTATAAGGCTCCTTCATTGCATTTTAGAAGTTCTGAATATATGATGGTCAATTATGGGTGGTTGTTTAGACAGGATGAGAGTCCTAAGTTATTGTATGTCAAGAAGGTTCCTGAGGGTATGCCACATACTAAGGCTATTACATTTCAAAGTAGTCATAAGATACCCGAGGGCTTTGAAGTTGATTGGGCTGTTATGAGAGAGAAAGTTATTAGGTCTACTGTTGAGACTATTATTGAAGCCACTGGGTTTGATTGGACATCAATCTTCCACGGTGGTAGGCAAGCAACATTAATGGAATATTGAGGTGATAGGGATGGGTAAAGTACAAGGTGTGTTTATTCCGATATTTCATGGTGATAAGAAGGTCGGAGAAGTACATATCAGGAGACGTATGTGGAGTTTACATGTAAGCCTTAGAGTACTACCAGATTATGCAATGCAGGGTACTATCATGGATGTAAAGGATGAGGATGCTAAGAGAATGGTTAAGTATATTAGGAGAATGGAAGCACTTATTAAATTAGAACAAAAATGGAAGAAACAAAAAGAGTTGGAAGGCAAAACCGATTATACAGGGAAAGTGTTCCGTGAGGAGTACCAAGCCAAACCCACATATGAGCCTGGATTTGCAGTGATTAAATGTGCATGTGGATATGTAACAGGTGTTAATATAGGTGAAGTAATTAAATGTTCTATGTGTGGGAATACAGGGTTGAATGATATATTATTATTGTCGGTGAGACCAGATGTCGATAAGTCTAAGAAAATCAATGTTGATAACATTTGATATATGTCAGAAAATGTTTGAGGCAACCTGGCTACATAAGAAGAAATCTTTGGCGTGGCCGAGACAAAGAGAAGGCACATTGGTACATGAGTTTAGTCATCAGTTCTTTAAGAAACTGGATACGGATAAGCTCCTAGCCGAAGGTAAGGAGTATATCATGAGCTTTGCAAATGGTGATTGGGAAACTCCTAGATTAGCCGAGCTTATTAGGAAGTTCTGTAAGGTTGAAGCTATTAGGTGGAATGCATTACAGAAGAAGACTGATCCATTAGAGTTCTACTTACCCTACGCGACAGAGGTAAGAATTAGTGTACCTAGTAAGTTGATTGAGGGTACAATAGATAGGATACATTTGTTGGAGAACGGGAAACTTGCTGCGTTTGAGATTAAATCAGGGTTTTATTGGAACAAGAGGACATTAAGGAGAGAGCTGGCTTTCTATGCTAATCTCCTGAATGAATACATATCTATTGTAAGGGAGGGCAATCCTGGATTTATGTTGGCTCGAACTAATCCTAAGATTGAATGGATTGGGGCTTGGAATATCGAGCTGGAGACTTGGTTTGTTGAGAAGATTCATACACTCACTTGGAAGGCATTATGGAGGGCAATGGATAGGGTGAGAGAAGCAGTGAGGACAAGGACTTTTAAGAGGAGAGTCAGTGGAATGTGTATGAGGTGTCCCATAGCAGACGAGTGTCTATTCGAGGAACATTGTGTGACATCTAAGGAGGTGGGGTAGAAAATGTTTAACGAAGAGGAAGTCGCCTTTATGTTTGTACATTTGAAGTTACTGCAGGGAAAAATAAAGAATCAGTTTAATGATTATGAGAATAAGATATTAAGTGATATCCTAGAGAAACTTGAGAAATATAAACGGGGTGAAATATGATGAAAATTGTAGTATGTGGTTCGTTTGGAGACATAGATTCGTTTTTAGGATATGTTGCACATTTAGTACGTCAAGGACATGAGGTGTATCCCAGTGTTATGCATATAGAACAGTCTAAGCAGATAATTATGTCACAACATATAGAGAAGAAGGATAGTTATAGTGAGTTAGGAACTGTTTCGGAACTTAGAGCAACTATGATGAAGAAGTATTTTAAGAAGATTAAGGAATGTGATATGGTACATGTCTACAATAGAAAGTTTGGAAAGGAGCACATTGGACTAGGAGCTGCTATGGAGATTGGTTATGCTTATGCACTTGGGAAGAAAGTAGAGTTTGTGATTAAGCCAAGTGATGGTAATGTAGCATCAATGAAGTTATTAGTTGACAGAGGTGAATTTGTTTGATAATTGTTGATACAAGAGAACCTATGAAGATAGATAATGTGTTAAGAAGATTGAAGATACCATTTAGAAGGCAGACATTAACTTATGGAGATTATAAGATCGGTGAGTTGATTATCGAGAGAAAGACCTGTGGAGATTTTATAGGATCCATTATGAGCAATAGACTTGATGATCAAATGTACAAGTTAAGTCAGTTCGATTATCCATGGTTGGTTATCATTGGAGATTTCGATGCAGTAATAAGGGGATTTAAGAAAAGAGGACAGAAGTTAAACCCAGCCATTGTAGGCGGAGCTATTGGTAGTATAATGGTTAGATATCCTACAATACACTTTGGATGGTTCCAACATGATAGACAAATGTTGTATATTATGAATAAAGCAGGAACTAAAATGGGTGAAGGGAAATATGGTATACCAAGGAGATCGAATATTATATATAGGGGTAATAAACAAGTAGGAGCTTTGAGCAATATATTGAGAATGTCGCCAAATATTAGTAGAGCATTGTTATCGCGATTTGGAACAATAAGGGAGCTATCGAAGGCTACTGCTCTTGAATTAGAGAGAGTGTCTGGTATAGGACCTATTAAGGCAAGAGAGATCAAAGAGAGAATAAGTATAATATGGAATGGTGTGTCGAAAATATGACATTATATGATATTATATTGAATACATTGGAATCAAGGAAGATTGCTAAGGTACAAATGTATGCACCGTATTATGTTTGTTCAGCTATGGCACACTTATTTAACATTAAGAACAAAACTGAACCCGTGTATTATGAGGCAGGCAGAATACCAGATATGAGGATACATATCATGTTCGTAGCACCTCCAGGGTTTAGTAAGAGCTTTTGGTTAGAGCAATTCTTAAGAGGTAATAGATCAATATTTGGTACTACAAGCATACAATGTGCTTTTGAAGGAACTATGACAGAAGCAGCATGGACTGGCACAATCAGGTTTATGGACGAAAATAAAGAACCAGTCATTAGACCAGGTGCAGCGCATGAATTCCAAACAGCAATACTAGGTATTGAGGAATTTTCAGCGTTAACGAACATGATGAAGAGTCAGCATTCTAAGTTATTGGATAATGCATTGTTGACTAGTTTAGACTCAGGATGGTTATTCAAACGTCTCGCGGCAGGACCAATAAGATATATCACGCATATTACACTTCATACAGGAACACAACCTGCAAGATTTGATCTGTCAAGTGGTTTAGGGAGAAGGTTTATGTTTCTGTTATTTAATCCGTCGAAAGGTGAAATGGATGAAATTAAACTTGCTAGACGACGGAGTCAAAATATATTAGGTGATTCAGCAGCATTAAGTGAGATTAGACAGAGAGTGCGGTATATTCAAGATTCAATAAAGAGGATACAGACTGTTGTGTTTGATAGATCAATACAAAAAGCATTTGATACATTGCCTATGCCGCATTATGAGGAACCTTTGTATGAGAGGTTGTTTTTGGGTTATACATTGGCTACGCAGGATTTTAATGAACATGTAGTTGTTAAAACTGATACTGAGTCAATGAGACTACTCACTCAAGTAGTTAAATGGAGAAGGCAGGTTAAGAGAGGTAGTGAAGTTTCACAAGTTGCCAGTATAATTAATGAAGCTGGTGGAGTAATGACGATTCGTCAATTCAGAGAGAAAATGTTAGATTTCGGTGTGGATTGGCAAGGTAGTACAGAACTGATGAATCAATTACAAAGAATGAGAGTTGTTATAGTATCAAAAGGCGAGATAAGGCTATGGAGGCGAAGAACCAGTGGTAAATGATAAGCAACAAACAACTGTGTATTTAAGTAAAAGGTTAATTGATATTGTAAAGGCTAAGGGAATAAACCTTAGTAGGGTTGTTAATGATGTATTGGATTCGATGTTTGCTGCAGAAAGAAGTACTAGACATTTGACACTCGACGTTCTTTCTGGACGAATGTCAGATATCGATTTACAGATACATGAGGCACAATTAGATGTTGATAGACTAAACTTGAGAATTAACGAATTACATACACAGCGTAGGACACTTGGGTTCTCGTCAGAGAAACTAAAGGATGAAATTGCTCAGATTGAACGAAGTAAGAAAGTTGCTAAGATATTGAGTGAGATCAATACAATTATCAAAGACGTTGGATACACTATGGATGCATGGGACAAGATCGTAAAATATCAACAGGAACTCGGTGAGCTAGAACATCCTATTGATGAGAATTGGTTGAGAATGCATATTAGAAGGTTACAGATGTATTGAGGTGATATAATGGATGAAGAAGAATTTCAGAAAATACCTACACCACATAAGAGATGGTGGAGGAGTACAAAATTAGAGGCAAAGTATGATATAAGAGATTACGAACAACAGATAGCCCAGAAACATGGTGCTATACACACTGCAGTTATTAGGGAGCTTGTGGAAAAAGGTCTTGCTAAGGTTACAATATATTCAAAAAGTAAACACTTAGAGAGGTGATCTTGAAATGCCAAGAATAGAATTTGCAAGTGCAATGCAGTTTAGTATATGGAGAAAGGAACGAACCAAACCAGAGAGACACGACATGTATGTGACCGCCGCCAGTGAGTTTATTATGGTACCCAGAAAATCAACAGACCCCATATTGTATGGATATTTCCCTGGTAGCGATACACTCCGTGACGATTTAATAAAGGAACTAGAGGCTGCTGGGTATATGGTCTTCATAATAGAGAAATTTGCATGGAGTGCAGCGTTCCCGTTAAAGACTGTAGGGAGGTGATAAGTTGGAGAAATTTAAAAAGATTGCGGAAATTCCTGGTAAGATAGTTGAGGCAGGTAAGACAGTTGTAAAGAAGTTTGTTAACCTATTTGCATTCACAGAACATATAAAAGGATACTGGGAGAAGTCTCTTTGCGCGTATGGTAATCATCCGTGGATTGAGGCCGATGACTATGCCATAAAGCAGTTTAAGGGATTATACCCTGACAAGGAATTAACAGCGGTATGTCCAGTTTGTGGTGCAGCGAAATGCGGTGAGGAGGTGATTAAGTAATGTCAGCTCCTAATGAGATAACAGGCTTTTCGGACAACGAATATGATGCGGTATTAGAAATGGCGAAGACCATTCAACGAAGCAGAAATGTGTCGTATGGTGATGCATGGAAGACAATGGACTTCGAACAGATAATGAGTATAGTAGAAGTCAAGGTGAAGAGAGTTATTAAACTCGAACAACAGATAGCATTCGCTAAGACAGAGGATGTGAAACCAAAGAATTTGTATAGGGTACAAGTAGACAATGCGTTGGATTTAATAAACTATTTCGCGTTTCTAGTCGCAAATCTAGTTAGAAAAAGAGGTATACCTAAAGACAAGGGAGAAGAGTAGTTTTTCTTTTTCCTTCTCCTCTTTTTTGTTCTTTTTTTTGTTTTTGTTTCTAAAAGTTTCATCCTTACAATATTAACGGCAGTGCATCCTGTTCCTTTTGGTCACTTTTCCCTATATCTCTGGGGGTTCGTTAGATATTGCTCTAAACGTAGCCTGCCAGTTGATTATCCCAGCATGCCGTTCTCTCTCAAAGACTCTCTCTAAAACACCACGCATAACATCTCTATTGGTACGCAAATAGAGTATCTTTTTTCTTTCCTGCCAATACCATAACAACATCATGTTAGTATCCGCGTTACTTCCAAATAATCTACCTTGTATCATGAATGACCTAGATTTAGTCCCATAAGGTTCAATTCTTTCTACACCATCCAGTGTTGCCGTCCTAACACTAAACTTTGTCACGACACTATCTGCTCTCTCCATACCTATATCCTTACTATGAGCAAACTCAGGTTGATCAGTTAACGTATACAAATCATCTTCCTGTACAAAGTCAGTTCTGAATGAGAATGCACCACCACCACTATGATATGGAACAATAAGATGATTACCACCTGGTTTTAGCACAGGTTGTTCAGAAAATGATCCATATAACTCTGAAGTATCCAACCAACATTCAATATAGAAATCATGTAACGCTGCATATGAACCAGATGTCACTGTTTCTTCATTACGAACTCGTAAATATAATTTACGAGTACCAGCCCAGTTATCCAAACCATAGTAGTACTTTGTAATGTTATCTTCGGTATTAGCCCATGAGATCACATTAGTAAAATTAGCAGTCGTACCGTCTGACGAAAGTGCCAAAGTCATATCAGCATCAACTTGTAACACTTCTGACTTAGATACAATTCGTCCACCTATCAGTGGGAATCCGAGATCAAACTCGTAAATAATCTTACTGTTATTATACGCAAGCCTCATATAGGGATCACTAGCGAAACCATAAAATGCTATCTTCCCGGCCCCATCCGGTGAGACACCCGGACTGTAAAAGATGGCATCTGACATTCCCTCATACGTAAAGAAATTCGCTTTATATGTATATTTAGCCCTACCATTCGGATAGAATGTATATTTCCCACCAGTCAGCATCCTAATATTATCCATAACCAATGTCTTGTTCGTCGGCGTGCTTTTCAGCTTTAACTCTGGATGTTCTGCATATGTCGTGTAGAACATCAAGTCACCTGTAGTTGCAGCCCATACAGTTCCATTATACCAAATACGAGAACCATTACCATACTGATCAGTAGACATAAACCTTATTGATCTATAATTAACATTATCTAAAGCACCCGTTCGGCTCAATGTAATCGCATACGTAGCAGTAGTATCCATATCAACATTCTCTAAATTTACATGCAACCAATAATTATTACTACCCACCGCACGGTTCCAATTAGCATTACCAAATCTCCTAAAAGCCAACGGATTACCGGTTGGCAACCCACCAGATGTAGCAAACAACCTAATATCTACACTATCTGTTGGAGTACCATAATTCTGTCCCGGATTAATTATGATACTTCTCAAATCGGGCTTATGCAATATAAACGTTTGACCTATTTGCTCCCCATTCGTTGTTGTTCTCCCAAATGCACCATTAGTATCATGTTGCCATTGAGCTTGATCAACATGCTCAGAACCTATTCCCACAACTTTACACGTTGGTGCTATACAAGCCGCACGTGAACCTTTAAAGTATAATCCATCCAAGTAGATTATAGTCGTATTTGCATCTGTAGAGAGCCACTCAAATCTAATATGATTTACCTCAGCCCAGTCAGGTGATCCTCCACTAGTCCAACCAGTTGAACCAGTACCTACCGGTACAATCACCTTATTCCATTTATTAGCTACTATCCCAGTTATTGTACGCTCTCTGTAATTTGCACTACCAAGTGAAGTCAACCTAACTTTGAAATCCTCAGAGGAATTTTGATACACCCAAAATATGAGACTACTATGAGAACTAAGATCCATCTCAAGATTACCATAAACATCGTCTTGTATATCGTAGCGACCGTACTCGACAAGCGACTGTAACGAAACCGTTCGAGTGATTTTGATGCTGTAATCTCCGACAACAACTTGCTCTCGAGATAACCCAGTACTACAGTTAGCATTACTTACCCATAATTTCTTCATATAATCAAGTGCACTATCTTGCACATAATTCTCAGTCCACTCATCTCTACCAGTAGGAATATCACCAGTCTTATCAGTTAATATTAAGTTCTCATTGTCTTTGAATGTCGGAATATACTCAATTTCCACCCAATCAATAGTGTATATCCGACCTGCTCCAGGAGTCCAGGTCCTAAATCTAATATCTCCGTCTTGAAATTCATCATCAACAGCACTAAGTACCTCTACACCATCCTGATACACCTTAATACTATTTCCCCTTACATCAATCACCCATTCATAATAAGTACCCACTACTACATTCACAGATGTATTAGAGTCCAAAACAGTTTCGGACCCACCAACCACTCTCGATAATCTAATCTCAGTAGGCGAACCTGTTGTTCTAATACCAAACTCATAATGGTTATTATGATCCACACGTCTAAAATAAGTATACGTATAAGTATCTGCATGATCCAGTTTACATCTTTGACGTATTCTAAAATCAACAGGGAAACTTCCAATAAGAGGAGTTGCCTCTTCATTATTAGCATCTAGAACTAGTGTTCCAGAGCTTACAGCAGGCGCACCATTCGTTGATGCCCAATTGAAAGCACCGCTACCATCACTTTCATAATTGAAACGATCTGCAAATATTGTAAGTGGTATAACCTGAAAATCATCCCAATAGACATAACCCGCTGCATGATAGAACAACGGCTTAAATACAATCCTACCGATCTCTTTAGTTGTTGTAGTGGTATGATAGGTCACAAACCGTTTCCATTCAGTTGTTACCGGAGTCGTAGTCAGTGATATAGCATTTGGTGAAGCACTAGCAGTATTGGTGCCATCTGTGTAGTGAAAATCTGCGTTCAGTCTGACATAACCAGTACCGTCTGGAGAACTAGCATTGACTAATTTGTACCAACCAACGATCATCCACTTAACACATCGTCTATACATATCACCAATAGGTACCCTACATTCAAGTAAACTAGACGCATCACCAATACCTCCATACATCTCACAAGCATATTTACCCGAATGCACATGCTTACGCGTAATCCTTACATTACCACCGACTGATAAAGTAGATAGCCATCTACCAGCATTATGTAATGAACTAGCATAATCATCTGGATCTAATGATCCAGTCTCAAACCCACCATTAGGTAATAAATTTGGCATAACAGTCTTATACACACCCTGTACATAACTACTCATCATCATCCCTCGTACTGGTAACTTCTCTTAACCTTGCCCTAAATTTGACATCCTCAATTCTGCCACTTTGATGTTGGGGTTGGAATAAATCAACCACACATTTTATCACATGCCTACCAGTCATTACATACACTGGCTTCTTCGAACTAGCCCAATCACCGTATTTATCCTTATCCTTTAAAAAGGTCTGTGCAGCCAATACACCATCAACACTGATTTGTCTGGCCTCAAAACCCCTAATAACTATATAATCATCCCTATCCAAAATAGTCTGCCTACTAGCCAACATACGTCTATTAATATCAAACTTCGTATCAACACACATTACTTCCGGAACGTCTGGATGCTCTCCTAGATACACAGCTTTTTGTTGTTGTTTGGAAATATCTATATGTTCCAATTGAGCTGACCAACCATCAGTTTGTGGGACAAGATCATTACTCGTGCCTATTAACATAGGAACACTATTTAGCCCCAAAGAAGGACATCTAATCAATGCATCAAACTTTAACCCAGTATATCTAACCCAACCTGCATGTACCTCACTCTCTGTATCTGCTGCTGAATTCAATTCAACCTTAATATACACAACATTCGAATCAATATCATCAATCTCAAGAACTTTACCATTGGCCTCACTTCTAAAGTCCTGATTACTTCCAGACCCATTTACACTTAATAATAGCGTCCACGTATAATTATCAACACTATAATACACCTTAAACCTACCAGATGCAACTTCATTACTTGATATATATCCACCAACATTCAAGTCTATCTTACCAAACTTCCACCCAGCAGGTAATCTAAACTCACTCACATAACTTGCAGTCGAACCAATTGTAGTATTATCAGACCATCCAACAGTATACCAAACATCCTTATTAGTCCCAACCCATGGTTTCCTCGGACTATACCCATAATAATACGGATACCCACTAGTATCTATAATCGACCACCATAATGGATCACAATCACCAATGGCTTCAGTATACAACCTACTATCATATAAATACCTACCATGACCGGTTGGCTCAATAGTAATTGTAGTTCCAGGCACTACCCTACTAGCTTCTAATCTCTTCCATGAAGTCTGATTCTCCAGCACTACATCAGACTCTCTATCATAATGAAGTTTAAAGTACATATCGTAAGTTGTATTATACCACGTACCGTTATCATATCTCCATAATATCCCATCATCATACGGGCCAGGATTTTGAGTCCTTACTTTCCTATAATGAGAATCATTCTCAGTAGTATTACTTAATACAATTGCATACATAGTCCCAGGAGTCAACTCTACCCCCAAATTCACATATATCGCGGCATCAGGTTGTGCTTCAAGACGATCCCATATTTCATACGGAATTATAGTTCTCGCTAATTTCCAATTTGTATACGGTTGATTAGACCCATCCACTGGAGTAACATCAATCCTTATATCAGTCGTTGGAGTACCAAAATCAGCTCCGGGCATAATAGTCAAACCTCTCAACCGTGAACTTTGTGCAGTAAATGTTTGTCCAAGTCTTTGATAATTACCAGTAGCCGTAGTACCAAATTGTGTTTCAATATTCTCCGAAATATTAGCCTGATCTACAATCTCAACAATAGGATTACCAGTAACATCAACTTTAGGAGCCGAAGCTAATAAATTCGTTCCAGTTCTAGTAATTGTAGCAGTATCATATTGAAATGCAGGAGTATAAGGCTCCACAGCAACCCAATTCCAATACATAGTATTAGAAGTAACCTGCACACGACCCACCCTAACAGAACCTCTATAAGTCTTCGTAATCTTCGTACTTGTAGCTATAAGTTCACTATTGAAATAAAATGAAGAAGTATTCCCATACACATGTATCTCAAATGGATATCCAACACCATATGTTATGGCAGTTGGCAATGCAGTCCAACTAATCACATCACCATCCTGATCAACCAACTTATATTGGTCTGTCGAGGAATTAATATGCCACCTATAATATATAGTCCCTGCACTATTACACCTAAATGTAAATGTAGCCTCATTATCACCAGTAACAAACTGCATTGTTCCGCTCAGTATGTAATCTCTCCACTCAAACGACTCTGGATATAATGTTGGGTCTAATCTAGCTTCAGCAGTTCCACCCAACATTGTCATTGTTCCGTTACCTATTGCTGCAACTCTCACAATATCATCTACTTCATCCCATTGAGATGGAGGATAACTACCACCTGATTTTTCGTTCATAAAATTATCAAAAAACATCTGACGTGGACTCAAAACCAAATCATCAATCCAAGCTTCGCCAATCCTCGTTGACGTACTTGTATGAGTAACATAAACCCTAATATAATTTATTACCTTAGCATTTGTAGAATAATCAGCCTCATCATACGTCCAACCTTGAGCCTTTTCATTTCCAGGAGCAAAATCTAATATACACTGATTACCTGAATTAGTCCCATCAATGTAATAAAATATACAATAAATCTGTACAGTCCCACTAGAACCACGTTGTATGGATTTTGCCCAAGCACTCAATCTCCATTTATCCATTCTTGCATATTTCAGTGTTGGATATATATCCTGATGTATGGTTGTACTGACCTCAGAAGGATAAACATTCACATAAAGACTTTTACTCCCAATACGTGATTGATCACCAACAATCTCAGCCTTACCTGAGTCTTGTACCCAAGGACAATTATCCTCATTTAACCCATAATCCTCAAACCCAGGATCCTTAATCAAATTAGGCATAGCCATTATACTAGGCTGAATTGTATGTGTTTGGCTAACCAATCCTCATAACCTCCTTGGAGATTTGATATCGTATCTGTTCAAACGTACAGTAGTCTTCTGGAATTTCAGTAAGGGATTTCCCACCAGACCGTAAGTGACAAACCTTATAACATCCCCCACAAGGATACACCAAACAGTTATAACACTGTTCATGATCTAGACCTCTCCAAAACTCAACTTTGTTTTTGTCTACTCCAGTCTCAACATGACCTATCCTAAACTCTGGTTGTATCAGACGATGACAAGGATAAATAAACCCATCTAAACCTACGGCAGTCGAACCTTGACAGGCTCCACAGGTCCAGCGAGAACGAGTATGCCTTGGCATCTTTTTCTGCAACCGAGTTATGGTCTTATCAACAAAAACTATCGATATATCATTTTCTTTTGCCCAGTACGCGGCCTTACGATATTGTCTTTCCAATTCCTTAAAATCATTAATTGTGTAAGTCCTATAGCTATCAACAACTTTATTAAACGCAATACTCTCAAACCCAATCTTCACAGCCTCCTTAACACTATCAACCAAATATGGGATAGCTTCAGGGCTAACCGCCATTGCACAGCGTAAATTCAAGAGATGATAAACACGCATGAGGTTGATAGTCCTCGCAACTAACGGATAACTTTCCCTTCCATTCCACATTGGTCGCATGTAATTTTGGACGAACGGAACCCCATCAAACGAGACTAGGGCGCCAAAATCATTTTCTGCAAAATACTTGACCCGCTCGACATTCCAAGGAGTCCCGTTCGTTGTAACACCAGCACGTACGATCCTTCCCCTTTCACGTTCTTCAAGTACCCTCTTAAATGTATGTTTGACGAGATGCCAGGAGAGCATTGGTTCGGTACCAAACAAAGATACACTACATTTACCGGAGGCTTGGCCGAAGAACCAATCGAGCGTGGAATCTAGTAGCCCCACTGACATCTCATCTTTACCTTTATCCTGTAGGAAACAATACCTACATTTCATATTACACTTATCATTAATATGTAACACTACGCTGGAAAATTCTATCGACAAGTAACCACCCCGCAGCTCCTAGTATGCCTCCAAATCCACCTAATGATAGATAAGCCCACCAATACGTTGTAAGTGCATACGTATGACCCAAGAGAATAAAATGCCAATAAAAATCACCACACACCCCAATGAACAGTAATATTATCGGATACCAAAGACTTATATCAGCCTCACGTACCATCATACATACAAACATAATCATTAGAGGCTCAACAATAATATTCAACTGTGACATCCCAATCACATAATTGTTATGAAAGGCCCACATAGCCATCTCTATCATACCAAGTGTCTCTAACATAAACCTAACTCTAATATTCATGCACATCACCACCCTCTTCACATGTCTGACAATTCAACGTCTCGCAACTCACCTGATTAGCTGTCTCGCAATACTTCTCACATCCAGTCTGACATGCACATATATCACAATCAGTTTGACCAGCTGCAACTTCACAACTCACCTGACATGTAGAGGTCTCACAAGCCGTTGGACAATCAACCAATAACTTAAACTCCGACCTAATCTCCTCAATATTTCCTCCCTTAGCCCATAATAATCTCAGATCATACCCTGCACTTGCAACTACATCACTTAAATCTGGCTCTTCCTTACCCAGAGACACAATAGTCCTGAATGACCTAAAATCATGCTTAACCTGCTTTACTCTCATCCTAAATAACTGAAAGCCATTCCAACACTTTATCACATCTCCAGGATTGATATTGAAATTCAACCTATTCACAGTAACCGTTACATACTTATGTTCATCCTTATAATGATCCAACAATGCATTAGCTAGATTAGTTGCCTTTATAGAAGCCTGATTTGTCAAATCCATAATTGGTAAATTTCTCAATCCATGTCTTGCAATACTTGTACAATCCTTAACATCCGCAGCCACTCTTCCAGTCACAACAGCTATTCCATCAAACCATACATGTGATCCAGAGTTTTGATTATCCGTTGGCTTAACCGAAATTATTATATATTTCCAATCGCTCCAACTACAAGTCCCGTATGTACTGAAACTAGATAGGGGTAGATCAATAAGATGCCATGTATTGGAAGCCCCATTAAGGATATAATATTTATACTTGTAATCTGTATCCCATGTCTTAACAAAAAAGACGTCTATTGAATTTAATTCTGAACCTCCACCGTTATCAGGTAGGAAATCAGATCTAATCCAAAATCTTATCCTTTCGTGATTTGACAAATCCCTCGTTATAGGTTGTGATGCACTGCCTAGTACTCCTCCAGCTCGTTCACCCTCGACTATAGGTCCATTGGTACATTGGACAGAATGTATCCCAACAATACTCGGATCATTTACCTGCTGTATACTTGTTGTTTGATCCCATATAGTCCACCAGTCTGTAATATCATTCTCCGTCCAAGCATCCCCATCTGAAGGTATAGGTTGGTTGATTGACCCATAAATCAATATTCTATTATAAATCTCCCTTGCACTTCTCTTATATGAATAATCAGTTAAATCATTCTTCTCCAACACGACCTTCGATGGTCTACTATATCGCGGGAAAAAATTCAGATCCTTATTCTCATCAACGTAGAAATCATACCCAAATTGTCCACTACTATCCTTTGCTAGTCTCGCAGCCATCTGTACTGCCTCGAATAACGTTTTGCCTCTGAGGAACCATCGTGATGCTGTTTCCGCTGAATTTATTACATTAGCATATGTCAAATTATCCTGATAGACATCAAGTAGCCTTTTAACAATCTCATGTGCTTTAAGTGTATCTATCGAGATATAATCAATCTGCTTCCCCTGTAACAAGTACCCATAATCTCGTCCAGTAAATCTTATTTCATTAGGAGTAATTATCTTTTCCTCTATAACCCCTGCAGTGATCAAGGTCTCTATATTACCATTTACCTCATACAATTTAACATCAGTCATATTGAATATCTCTGCATACTCTCTCGTTCTTGGCAATGAGAAAGTAAAACTCCCCGATGCACTATTAATAGATCTTGTTACATCAAAATCCTCTACATAAGCAATTCTAGGACCCTTACCTCTCCATTCTAAATCTACCCTATAATATGTCATCTAAATGGCAACCCCTTAGTCCTTAGTTCCTCCGCAATGGCTGCAGCTATGTCACTCCCAGTTTTTCTTGGATCAGATACACTACCCTGTACGGTAACATTAATTACCATTGAGGTACCCCTCGGCCATTCTGGGGAACCTCCTTCTTGTTGACCTGCTATCCATTCTGCTCCTGGTCCACCAACAGTCGTCAATCTACCTCCTGTTGCAACATCCACCTCTTCCATTTGTTTGGCCCAATCAACATCCCTACCTTGTAGTGCGGCCACCCAATCCATGGCAATTCTACCTGCTACTCCACCAACTAATGCTCCTGCTCCAGCTGCTCCAATAGCTAATGCTGCAGATGCTGCAGTACCCATTCCAGCTAATCCACCAACAGCTACTCCTAACTCAGCTTCTAATGCACCAGCAGTAACAACACCTGCTCCTCCTAAACTTCCACCCAATGCACCAAATGCAGCAGTTGCAGCTCCCATTAACGGAGCAGCTGCTCCAATAGTAGCCATAGCTGCACCAATAGCCTGTAATGCCATACCTAGTCCCAACAACAATGGAGTTAACTTAACTAATTCTGCTAACAATCTCCCGAATGCCTCTGCACCACCCATAGCAGTAACCATTTCCTGGAATGCTTCAGCTAATGATATAACAGCTGGTATGACACTTTCAATAAATGATGTAGCAAGATCCTTTAGGAATTTCTGAAATTCAGGATCCTCTAATAATTCCTTTAAGTTCCCTATACCATCCTCAATAGCAGGCAACAACGCTGATCCAATCTCAACAGCTACCATATCAATTAAATTCATTAAATCCGCAATTCTATCATTAAACGTTCTCATCTGCATATTCGCAACATCTTCAGCAGTTCCACCAACATCTTCAAGTGAACCCCTGATATTCTCAAACTCTTTATCCCATGCTATTAGTATATTCAATACCCATTCAGACTGATTTCCAAACAGATCCTGTATAAGCAATTGCTTCTCCAGATCAGTACTATATCCCTGAACCCTCTCTCGGAGTTGATCTAAGATATAACTAAAATCTGCAAAGTTCCCAGAAGCATCATAGATTGATATACCCATATCCCAACTTTTATCAATCAGTCTTGAAAAGAACTCATCTAACCTCCTTCCAGCAGTCGAAACATTCATTCCCTGTCTCTGTAACATAACCATCATAGCTATAACTTCTTCAGCTGTCAAACCAAACTTCATAGCTTTTTGTGAGGCATAAGCAAATCCTGTGCTGAGCTCACTCATCGATGCACCTGTTAGATAATTAGCCTTAGTCAATAGATCCGCAATATATGCAGCATCTGTCATCTCTAAATTAAACTGATGCATTGCATTCAATAAAATATTCGAAGCTTCTGCAGCCTCAATAGTATTAGCCTTTGCAAACATCATCACTATATTTAGATACTCCAAACTCTCTGCAGTATCAATCCCTTGCATCTCTAATTGCAACGCAGCTTTAGCAGCATCTCCTAACCTAATATTCCACTCATCAGCCAATTGTAAGATATTCTCACTTACCTGTCCAAATGCCTGATCAAGATTATCAGCATACCTACCACTCAAATCCATCGCAATGTTAAGATTCATCATGGCTTGTTGGAAGTCAGCCGCTCTATCCACAATCTGCTTTATTACACCAATAATTATCCCAGAAATAGCAAGTAACCTAAAACCCATACGCTCCATAGTCCTACCCAGATATGCAATCCTAAACCCAGCTTTCTCAACAGCTCTACCATAATCTTGTATTTTAGTCCGACCTTTTCGTAGTGCCTCCATATTTTCATCGCGTATTTTCTTTAACCTATATTCCTCTTTAATCTCTTCTTTTATTGACTCTGTCAACAATTGAGTTTGAACTCTCATCTGCTCTATAAATTCTCCCCTAGCAGCCCTACCCAATTCTCTATATGCCCAAGCTAACTCATACGATGCTTTTGTTCCTGCCACCATTGTTGTCGATGCAGTACCCACATACTTATGAACATCTTCCTTTATAGAAGCAAGCGAATTAGCTATTTGTTCTCGCATCATCATAATTGCTTGACCTTGAGACTCCAATTGGGTCTTTACAGCCTGTGGAATTTGTACTGAGATAGTTGTACCTACTGCATCATAAAGTTTTATCATGCCTTCGACTTCGGTTTTTACCGTCTTAACAAATTCTTTAAAGGAATCTCCCATAGCTTTCGTAGTATTCTTTACGCGAGTAGCAAGTTTTTTCATTTGCTTAATCATAGGGTCAACTACTGCACTTACATGCAACCCTATTTTGGCTGTACTTTCCCACTCGCCTAATTCTTTTGGTGATAAACCTGGCATTTAATGCAACCCCAATATTGATTTATATGGTCTTAATTTCCTACCTGTCTTAATAGATTCCCCTACTGTTTGTGCATACCCACCACCCTGTTGAGCGGTAACTCCCTTTGGTTTGACCTGTAATTGCCGTAGGATTTCTGCATCTAATAAAAGACAAGAAGCCGGATCTTGTTTTGGATCCATACCTAAAATCTCACTTGGTCGTTGGCCTAGGCTTAGGCCCACCCGCCCCGCTAGGCTTGACACCGGGGCTTGTGCGAAACGACTTTAGTTTCTCCAAGTCAAGTTCGGTTAGTTTACTCCAACTCAATGTTTCGTTATTTATTGCAATGACATCCATCGGATCGACATCATTGAATGCTAACTCATCCTCTTTAGGATGTGCATTGTCTACTACTTTAGGATCCACAGAGCATGCACATACAACTAACTTCATTGCATTATACTCTCTTTCACTAACCCCTGGTTGTTCTTTTGGCTTGTTTGATACGGCTAATGTAGACAATTGTATAAATACATCCATGGGTATTTTTCTTATGGTCCACATAGCTCCACTAGGTACTTCAAACTCCTTAAACCTACCCTTCTTATATTCAGCTGCCCTATTTGACATTTCAGTACCACCTCCTCTATGGTGGTGGTTTCAACCTATTCCGGAATATCTGTCTCGTCGTTCCAAATATCTATCTCTATGATATCTGTCCCTGTAGGCCCAAGTACTGCTCTCCATTCAACTGGTTGGACGATTCGATCTCTAGTTCTTAACGGTACGCCTGTCGCTGCGAATATAACTTTTGGAATGTTTATATCCATTTTATATGGAAAACCCACACCTGCATCAACAGTTGATTCAAATGCCACTTGCATCTGATATGCCTCTAACGGCACAGTTGGTGTCAATGCATCAGTTGTTCCAAGAACTCTCTGATATTGAGTTGAATCATCGAATGAAAAGTCCGCTGTACCACTTACAGTTCTATTCTGAGGATATAGTCCCTTCAAAAACCGACTACCTAGTCTTGTAACATCTGGAACTAGGTTATTCTCTATAGTCAATCTAAATGCCTCTAAAGTTGTAATAGCACCAGCCTCAATTTCTGTTGTCCCAGCTTGATGGAACACAAATGGAGGTTGATCTCCATATGCTGGTGAAGTCCCAGTTGTAGTAGTTACAATTTCCTCTTTGTTACAAATCAGATCTGCAGTACCCTTTACGATATCATTCATCGCGGCTTCAATCGTCAGTCTATTCACACCAATTCCTATAAGTTTCCTCCACTGTATACTGTCATCACAAATCTCTGCCTTGAGACTTGGAACTGTATCCGCAGCACGTATCTCATGCCTATACGCAGTCGTTGTACCTTCTATATTAGGTGTACTCTCTCCCAATACTGCCTTAAGCAATAATGGTATATCTAACGGATCCACTGGGAATGCAATAGACCCACCTAGATCAAACCTTCCACCTACATGCATATGTACATCACGTGCTCTAGTTCCCTGTATATATATAGGATTCTGATTTGGCCGAATATCCTCACTCTCTACGTTGATGAATTTTACCGGTGCAGTCCATGCTTCCGCAAAGGCTGCTTCTTCGTCAAATCCAATATATCTTGCCATTTATTTCACCTCTAATCTAGCATGCATTTTTATAACATATCTCCACTCCAGACCTTCTGTACGTTCAAAATAACCCGGAGTGAGTTCGTCAATTTCAGTTGTCTGAACCGTTCCATTTAATGAACGGTCAGCAACCAACACATCATAAACCTTAGCAATCAAGTCTGTAGATTCTCGTATTCCTAATTGCACGTCATTATTTTTACCATGTACTGCTATTCTAAATTTAGCAAATACAGTATCACCATAAATATTCCTAATCTCTATAGTTGTAGGACTTCCCATAACATATGCCGAAGGCCATTGTGTAATAGGTACCTTCGGACTATAACTCACATACTTCAAATCCCCAGACACTACAAGAGGATCCAACTTACCCTTAATAGCCTCCAAGGCTTCTGTAAATCTCCCAAACAACTTCCAGCTCTGAGTAATCGTCAATGTACTAGCCATATCCAATTGATGTCCACCATCAGCATTTGATGCTACATAATGACCATCAGTCGTTGCAAAAGCTGCAACACCAATTAGGGCTCCTAATATCTCAGTCCGATACGTAGTACCTGAAATAAACCTTAATACCCAAGACTTGCCATTGATCGAGAAAAGTACCTCACCAGGTGAATTAGACACATCACATTGGATGACATAATACTCCTCAGTCCCACCCGATGTAGGAGTTACCGATTGATTACTAATCACTGGTACAGCCATTATATCACTTCCTAAACACAGACTCTATCAAATTTAATATCTCTTCTCTTGCTCTCTTCATCATAGCTTGTTTGGCTTTACCCATCCATTCATATTTCTTCTTAACCTGATGTGTTCCAAAATCTTCTCTTGGAACTTCCATTCTCTTCTTAACTGCAGGATAACCTTTCCTACCCTTCTTCCCCGGAGCAAGTTTTACCCATTTCGTTATCGTAGGCTTTTTTAATCTCTTCCCAATCTTAGGTACGAACCTACCAGGTGTCTGTCTTGACCCACCATGAAGTACCCTTGCATATGGTGCATCTGATGTAAGAAACACATTGTCGCCTTCTACCACATATCTTAGAGATTTGTGAAATCCTCCAGTCTTCCCGGATGGTACTACTTCCTTAGCCCTTGCGACACCCGCCTGACCAATCCTTTCCAATATTTGTGGTATCTTTGCTCTCACACCTTCAAATCTTCTAGCTAATTCATTAAAGGTATACTTATAAGTTATCTCTACACCATCTTCAAATGTACGTCCTTTATCAGCCAAACTATCCACTCCAATCTTTTAACTTCGAGACTGGAGATGCTGCAGCAGGAGTACCCTTCCAACGTGATTTGGAAATTGACTCTAGCGTCCGCTCAGCTTTATCTCTCAGTATTGCTATATGTGTTACTGCATTCTCTGGATAGGTACCCTGATCCCTCTCAACCATGGTAATATAACTAGTATACGCCTCAAGAGTTGCCCAGTCCTTAATACAGGCCTCTAACAAATCTATTGGTGCATTACTATCAGCCTTTCTCTGTACATATGCAGCAGCACTCTTAATACCTTCCGAAATGGTATCATCCGGGATTTGCTCAATCCCTATATTATTAAGCCTATCCCGAATCATTTGTATTGTCACTGCCATGTCTATCCCTTCTGCCAGCCAACTAGGAACCCTAATCCTAATCCACCAAGTAGTGGTAATACTATCATAGCATTTACCATTGCTGCAAACGCATTAATGATAAAGCTTGGATTAGCTGTCAGCCATCCTGAGGTTTTCCCAAAGATACTCCCAACTATGGCTCCTAAATCAAACCCAGCATAAAGCATTAGAGCTCCGGTTGCAATAAGTAATACCAACCCAATGGTCATAAAAGCCCTAACTAGTTTTCTCATCATAAAACCTGAGAAGAATCCCATACCTACACTTAGTATTGGAATTCCCCATATCACTGGATTTGCTGCTATCCATCCTACAATTGACCCTATTATTTCTTGCATCTAACTCACCTCATGGTTTCTTTTCTGGTGGTGGTGGAGGAGGAGCTCCTTTAGGTTGTTCTGGAACTATACCTTGCGCTCTTAATGCCATTTCTTCAAGTCTCTTGTATTTGGTTTCGAATTCCTCTTGCATCTTTGCTAATCTAACATCGTACTCAGACTTTGACATCCCAAATTTTCTCTCTTTTAGTTTCCATGCACCATAATCAACAACCATATGTGCTATTTCCTCAAAGAAATATCCAGTACCAAAAGCAACTATTAATGCCCAATTCCAATAAAAGTCTGGGAATATAAACAATTGCCATGTTCGGGAGAGTATCTCTCCGCCAATAACAAACACACATACAAATATCCCAAAATACTTATAGTCAAAGTCCTTCAACGAACCCTTCTTCTTTTTAAACCAATATGGATAGGCCATCCTGAGTGTTTGTCCTAATAGTAATCCCAACATAATCATCCATGTAGTAAATGGTATTCTTGTCCACCAAAACGGATCTTGCATCATATATCACCTCTTAATATCCTGGTATGAATCGAACTATAAATTCTCTTAATAACTCAAAGATCAGTACTAAATCAAACGGGAGTTGGATACCCATCATACCTAGTAACCAAACTAATGTTCCCGCAAATAATGTGAAGAACCCCGTGACTATTGCTATAAATGCTACTAGAGACCATCCGAAAAGTTTTCCAATAAACGCTGCAAGAACCCACAATGGATGAGGATCCTTTTTCTCCAACTGCTCAGTAATTGTTTCTGCTAAACTTTTAACCTTCTTCCCAACAAATTCTTGGATCTTTCCTGCAACGGCTGCAAACATTTGTTCTTTCTCAATCTGTTGCAGAAGTCTTCTCAGTTGTCTCGGCCTTCTCTTAAATTTATTTAAGATCTTAAAGAGGAGGGTTTGTCCTTCTTGAAGATTGGCCACTTCCCAACCAGCTAACACTACAAATTCTGATCTCTCTGTCTCAGACATACCCGCGCCCTTTTGCATTAAGTAGTTTAATCTTTCTCTATTCACCTCATACGGAAGTTTAATAACTTCACCGAGTAGCTCCAACTGCTTTTGTTCTTCTGTGGCCTCGCTCATAGAATCACCTCTAAAGCTTTACAATATCTTCGTCTGAGGTTACAACCAAGTTGTCAACCCATAAATCAACGGCAGTAGCAGTCTTAGCTTCCACACCCACAAGTAATTCAGTATATGGGTCTGCAGCATTTGCCGCTGTTTGAAATTGTATTCCCTTTAGACGTATAACTTGGTTATCGGATATTAATATTCCATAATACCTTTCGTTTAAATCTGCAGACAACTTAAATGCATGCCAAACAGGAACTACACCTACATTTAATAGCTGTGCACCTCCAACAACATCAACAAATACACCAGCTGTGTTTAGGTACTGCCACTTTTCATTTGTCTCTCCAAGATATTTCACGGCACTTATATGTACATTTGTCCCATCAAACTGTTTTAGTTGTATCAATATCTCAGTAATATTTGCTGATAGAGCATCACTTGCCCACCAGAATTCTACGCCAATTTTTTGGCTTCCTTGTGGTCCTAAACCCCATGCCCTAGAGGCCTGTGCAACATCATCAGCAGCACCAGCAGTTGTTAATTTAAGACTCTGTTTACCCATAAACGCAAGATCTGTACCTGCCGCAATTGTTCCATCAACTGTTGTCCATCTAGCAGTTATAGTTGTACCGTCCTCCATATCATCCTTAAATAATATCCTTCCCGACGGATCGATCCTATGAAACTTATCTATATCAAATAATATTCTTCTCATCGCATCTGATAATCTCATGGTTGACAACTCCTAATATAAAAAATAGGGGAGAAAAATCCCCTATGGACTTAATTTCGCATCGAN